CCTGCTGAACGATGGAGAGCAGCTCCTTGCTGAAGTAGTTCTGGAACTGGCTCGTGAGCGTGGTTGAAGTAGTAACTGGCATATTTGAGTTGTGGTTGTTCTATCAGTTTTCGTCCCGGTCGAACGCCCTCGACGCTTTCAACAGCGCCTCCCTCTGCTCCTTGAGAGACAGCTTCGAGAAATCTTTCTCCTCAGCCTTAAGTTGTCCTGCCGGTACGCTTTTACCAATAGCGGTCTTCTGCTGGAGCTTATTGAGTTGTTCCTTCAGAGCCTTGTTCTCGGCCTCGATCGACTGAGCTTTTCCCGCAGTGTCCTGGAGCTTCATCAACTCCACCGCATGGACAAGTCCATCGGGCATTGATGTCAGCATCGGTACCTTCTGAAGCAGTTCGACAGTACGTTTGTACTCGGGGCTGTTCTGATCCTTCAACCAAGTCTCCTTCTCGGACAACCGGGAAAACGAATCAGACCATGCCTTCGCGAACTTCTCCTGCTGTACCTTCTGCTGTCGCTCTGTAGCAGCTTTTCGGACTCCGTCAGCCTTGGATCGCGCTGCCTTGGCCAACTGAGAATCGCCATCAGCATCAAACTCCTTGGCCGCAGCCTCGTAGTCCTCCGCCGTGTAGCCCTTCTCATCTCGGAAGGAACTGGTCTCAGCAGCCTTGGATTGCTCCCGCTGCTTGCCCCACTCCTCCCTTTCCCGCCTCACCGCTTCGCGCTCAGCCTTGAGGGCCTCCTTCTCAGCGTTGATTTGCTCCCAGGTCTTCGCCTTTCGGTTCTGTTCCTGAGCGAACTTGCTGCTCTTATCTTTCTCCGTCTTCTGCTCGGTCTTCTTCTCAGCCTTTGCTTCTGGCTCCGATTTCGTGCCTACTTCCTGCTCGCCACCATCGACCTCTTTACCGGCACTCCCCGCATCGGAGGAATCTTGCTCAGCAGGAGCCGTCTCATTGTTATTGGGAGACTGCTCCTTGGGCTGGCTGTCGATATCGACACCGGCATCGTAGTCATTGGCCAAAGCGAGCATCGCATCGGCACTCAGTGTATCATCTGGCATATTGTGCTTTTACTCGTTTGCTGGTCCGCACAGACCGGCAACCGCAACTTTGATCCTATGTGTTCGTGGCAGAATCCGGATCATCCTCCTGCCCCGTAATTGATTCTTGGTCGGCCATCATCTCGATGACCTTCACAAGACTGGCCTGACCCATTGCAAAACCTGATGAGTATTGCAAATGGTTTCGGTCAGTTATGGCTGAAGCGTTCTGCATGAGAACGGTATTCAGCAAAGCGTCCTTGAAGCGTTTACCGCTATCGCTCTTGAAGAAGTTGCTCAGTGCATTGGCGTCTTCCTTGCGCCATGGTAGCGGGTTTACCCAGCACTGATGTCGGCCAAAGGTCCAAGCAGCGCGGACTCGTGCGATGATGGAGATCATGGTTACTTTGCGGCCTTCTTCCGACCTGCGGCCTGACGGCGCATGAACTCCGCGGCACCGAGCTTCTTGCGACCGATGTAGGCAGCAAGTGCGCGGGGATCATCGGCACCCTCTTTCTTGAGTTCGGTGGCGAGCTTACTGAACTTGGATTTCTTCTTCATATTGGAAATGGGTCACCACGCTTTGCACGACCAATGCCGCGGCGTGGTCTTGTCCGTGGCCGTATCGCAGTTATGCCGTGCGCGGAAGTTCTTCCGGCGCTCCGGATCATCCCGCTTGATCTCCATATTCGGATCGCCGAAGCGGACCTTGATCACGGTACCCTTGGGATTGCGAACGTACACCGCCTTCTTCTTCTTCTCGCCGGGAGTGTAGAAGGGCTTGTTGAGCGTAACCTTCTTGCCTTGGTATTCAGCCATATCAGCCCTCTCCAAAGATTGGTGATTCCTGAATCTCCTTAAGATCGGACACCGGCTTCTTCCGCTGGAATCGCACCTTCGGCGGAACACCCTCCTCGAGCGCCTGCAATCCTCCCGGCTCGATCTCCCGCGGTGTGGCCGGTGCGACGCTGCATTGGACGACGGTTCCCTCGGTGAGTGGTATCATAATCTTCTTATTCTCGAACTCTCCGCACCAGTCATTGGCATTGAGAGTTGGCCAACAACTGGGTCTCCCCGCGGGCGGGAACCTGCGGCAGGTCCCGTCCACACAATAGAAACGACAATCCTTACATGTCACGGTGATCATCACATCATCTGGGCTTGTTCAGCGGGAGCCGCTACCTCCGCGGGAACCGGAGCGGGGGGTTGCGAGGAAGCGAGCAATCCCGTGCTCTCGAAGAACTTCTGGATCTCCTTCCGCAGCTTCCGCGCCTCGTTCGTAGCCACCTGCTCGTAGCCCTGGAGCAGGCTATCGATCCGCATCATGAACGCGTTCTGGCTCACCGGACTCAGTTGCTGGCCCTGCTGCATCGCCCCATTCAGGTACTGCATCAGCACCCCGATCCGACCCGCATAATTCTGACCCGGCTTGGCCGGCACCGGAATACCCACGAGTAGGGTGGGGATCGTTTTCGTCTCGTCCTCCAGCTCATCCTGGGCCTTCTGGCCCGGATCCCGGAGCAGCCGCTTCACAAGGCTCGGGTCGTCCAATTCCATGATGCTCTTGTCCAGCTCCACCTGATCCACCCACGGGCTGTTCATAAACAACTGCTTCCGGTTGATGGCCTGCTGAACCATCATCTGCCGGCTCACCATGTCCATGCCACCCTTCGGCTCCAGCTCATACTGATCGTGCAACGCAATCGGGTCTGCCTCCAGCGAGTCCTCCGCAAACCGGTACCGCAGGCTCTTGGAATCATACTGCACATACAATCCCCACGCCTGCCGGTACAATTTGCCCAGTGCCATGCGGAACAGCCGAGCCCGGAGATCCCCGCTCTGCATGGCCTGAGCGTTAATGCTCTGGATCTCGGTCGCGGTCCTCCGATCACTTCCACCGCTCATCACACTGCCCATCGCGTAATCCGGGCTACCGATCCGGTTCTCAGCCACGGCCCGCGTCTGGTTCAGCTCCTGATCAAAGCTCACCGGCGGCTGCGGCATCTGCACCGGAGCGACCCCGTACGGGAGAATCTGCCCCGGCTGGAACCGCAGGTTGATGCTATTGGGCAACTCCCGCTCCGCCCGGAACAGCGGGCGATTGTACAGCGTCATCGCATCATGCTTGTGGTTCCACATCGAGGTCATAGACAGCTCGAACGGAGCCAGGATCTCGCACACTCCACGTGGGCTGAACCAGCCCTTGTCCTTGATCTCGTAGGGGAAATCGATGAATGGCAGTTGGCCATGGTCATAGGGGAGCTCCATGGGATCCCGCAGATCCAGATCCACCGCCGCGGGGCTGTACAGATACACCTCCCACACCCCGTCATCCCGCTTCCGGTACACCTCCCAGACAATCACGCCATCGGTGTTGTTGGTGTACGTGATACCCTCGCGCAACTGCTTCGCATCATCCTCGGTCGCAGCCCCCGGGATATTGTCATCCTGCTGCGGGTTCCCCCGGATCTTCTCAATCGTCCGTGAATCACTCTTCCACCCAAACTGGCCAGCCATCCGCTTGTACGCTGGCACACTCATCGGCATCACATGCACCGCCCAGTCCGCATCCTGCAAATCCGTGGTATACGCCGGCACCACAAAATACATCGGGTCCACCGCTTCAAACCCCACCCGCTTATCACCCGGATTCCAGAAACACTTCATCACCCCGCGCCCGCTCATCAGCGTGTAATCCACCCAGGAGAGGACCTCGTCAGTAAAGTTGGTCTTCTCCCGGATCTTATAATTGAACCAGTCCTCCGCCACCTTCGTGTACGCGTTCAACTGCTGGCGCATCGGCACAAAGCTGGCCACCACATCCATACCCAGCGCCTGCTGGAGGAATAGCGGCTTGAGCTTCTCGATCGCGGTATCGATCAGCGGCCAATGCAGATCCGCGGCCTTCGGCCAGGGCTTGTTCGTCCGGCGAAGACCATGATGGCGCAACTCATACCACCGAGTCTGCCGCAGCTCCCACGGGCTCCGCTGGCCCACGGCCTCAACAATCTGCCCCTGCAACGCATTCCGCTGTTTATCGCTCATCATAAATGTCCTCCCCTCCTTTATCCCCCTACCTCGCAACCAGCAAGCGCAACCCCCTCCGGTTCAAGTGGGCCAAGCTCATCCTCCATCCGCTCCAACAGGCTCCGCCCATCATCACCCAGCGCCTTCATGTACTCATCCATCCGCTTCCCGCCACCACCACAGAAGGCCAGCACCATCGCATCCGCCCGATCCGGACTGTTCACCCCCCTCGCCCGCAGCTCATCCTTCCCCTCCAGCGTCAACTTTCCCTTCCCGTTCGTCCGCACCTTCCTGCTCACGAACTGCTGCAACAGCACCTCGTCCGTCCCGACCGGTCCCAGATTCACCTTCCCCTCCTCCACCATCCGCCCGAACTCAATCCACATCTCCGCCGCCCGATTCACAAACTGATCATCCCGGATGGCCCGCTCCCCGAAATTCACCCGCCTCACATCCCAACCCTCCGCCCGGAGCGCATCGCACATGACAACACCCATGCCACCCACATCCGCGTAGATGTCCTCAGCCTTCAGCTTCCACTTCCGGAACTCACTGATGAACCGCCCCACACTGGCCATCGTGTCCTTGTCCCGCCAGCGGATCAGCCCCTTCACCGTGTTCCCATGGCGCACCACCATCACGCTCTCATCCCCGCCGGCGCTGAAATCGCAGCCCGCTGTCAACCGGTGCCCCTCTGTATCCTCCTTGGGTGGGCCACTCACCACCTTCTGCCAGTCAGCCGTCTTCACCGCGGTCAGGCTCCCGTCATCCTCCATGAACTCCGCGTAGATCATCGAGCGCACCAATGGATGACCCTCTCCCCAGCGGGCCATCTGCTCATCAATCCACTCCTTCCGGATATGCGGACAATCGTAAGCGGTAACGGTAAAGGTCTGCCACTTGCCATCATTCCTCCGGAATACATCGTAGAAGTACCCGGAGCTGCCACCCGGGCTGCTCATCAGTAGCGTCCGCGTCGGCTGGCACCGCTCCATCGACTGGAATATCCCGTCCGGTACCGCCTTCGCCTCGTCCACAATGTACATCAAGTCATTGCTCGGACCCTGCACGTGCCAGCCCTCCGCCTTCTCCGGGTTGCTGGCTGAGAATCCAATGCACCGGCTGATCAGCTCTTGGCCGTCCACCTTCTTGGGATAGAGGTATCGAATCTCGCCGTCCTTGATCGAGAATCCATTCTCCTCGCCCCCCAACCCATTGATCATCTTCCGCAGATGAGGCCACAACGCGTCGGCCACCTGTCGGTACACACCAGCAGTACACACCACCAAGCTCCCCGGCCAGCGGAGCATGTGCCATACCACCGCTGACGCCGCTACCATGCTCGTCTTGCCAGAGCCGTTCGCAGCTTTCAACGCCACCTTCGAGTGCTTCTCGTTCAACGCCCCCAACACCGCCTCCTGCCACGCGTAGGTTTCACGTAGGCCAAGCATCATCTTGGGGAAGTTCTTCAGCTGCTGAGCCTCCTCCAATAGCTTGCGCTGCTTCCACGCAGGGATGTGAGAACCCATTCCGAGTGAAGGGGATTTCTTGCGCTTAATTTGCTTGACGGGCATAAAATTTGGTGTGGGACGGGGAGGGGGTATATAGGTAACACCCACCCCCCTCTTGGGGGTCCTGGTCCCCCCGTGGTCTATTTGCCCCCTCCGAAGGCACCGAGTAGTGCTCCGCTGACACTAAGCTCCTTTCCTCCCTTACCAGTGTGTTCCAATTGAGCGCGGGCGACATAGCCTCTCGTTCTCTCTAATAGCCACGCGGAGCCTTGCCAGCCGTTGCCCGCATCCAGAACCCTTCCTTGCATTTCCACTTCTCCGGTCACACGGGCGGATTCCAATTCCATCTTGAAGTCTGGATGGCGCATGAGGTATTGGCCCCAGCCGGTTGGATTGCCGGAGGCGAAACCGCAGATGATCGCGATCCGATCTTCCGGCATACCCAAGTAAGCCGCTCGACATGCTGTTTTTTTCTGTTCCGCAGATATCTGGATTTCGGGTCTTCCTACTCTCCTCTTCTCCCCAACCTGAACCGCTCTTTCCGTCTCTTTCGCTTCCTTTTCCTTCACCTTGGCCATGCCTCCTTCCTAGCCTCTTGGAAGCAACTCGCCACTAAAAACCAGCAACTCGCCCCTTTTTTGTGGCTGAAAGTTGACCAGTGTCTTAAATAGTCGGCTCCAATGAAAAACGCAGCAACGACCGCAACGACCGCAACCACCACCGAGAAGCCTTTCGCTTCCTTCACCAATGTAGGCTGGGTCCGCCCCGGAACTTTTGTTCCCATTGCAACCATCAGCCCGACGCCCGACTGGGTCCGAGGCGTGACCGATTCCCATCACGGATGCCATGAAATCCTGACAGGAACCGAGAAGGACTGTTGGTGCATGCTATTCGTTCGCTTTGGTGCGGGCGACGGCCTGCCTCCGGGCGATTGGCTGATTTACTACCGGTATGATGATGATGATGGAACTCATGATCACCAACTCTGCGTTGCGGCCCGCATCACGCAGTGACCGGATCCGGTGGCATCGGCAACGGTGCCATCTGGTCTGGTCATT